TCATTTTGTTAACCCTTTTTGTTTTAGAACTTCTTTTTGCTGCTTACCTTTACCGGTGACATAGTTGTTTTTATACCAAGCGACCAAAGACGTAATGATGGTGAATGCCGCAGAGCCTGCCAAATACAAAGCGTCGGCCAGCGTATTGACCTGGTCCTCGCTGATCGGCAAAGCTGCCTTTCCGAACATAATTAAAGTCTGGTTTACCAATGCAATAAAAAGAAGCACCGTCCGGACGACCGTGCCTTTGTCTAAGTTTTTCATATTGTGTTTTCCTCCTTATTTTTGCAGTAGATTATAAAAAACAGCGATTGCGCCGCCAATGATGCCGGTGCTGACCGCTGTAATGATTGCGCCGGTGATACTGCGCTTGATCCAAGTTGTGTTTTCCTCGATCTTGTTCAGCTTTTCATTGATAGAAATGATCTGCTGATCATGACGGTCAGTTGTTCTTTCAAGGTTAGTGATCCGCTGATCTTGTGTTCTTTGATCTGCTTTGATTTCTGCGATTTCTTTTTGTAAAACATCATAATCATTGGGTTGTGTCATGTCCTGAAATCCTCCTGTTCTCACATCGTTTTCACCTCCTTTGAGGCAAAATAAAAAACACCCTTATTGGGCGCTTGGCATTCCTAAATCCACACAGACGGCGGGCTTATCATAGCTCCTCCCCGTTATCTGTTCATACTCTGCCGGGGTGATCCAGTCGATCCTTACATACTCTCGCATCTCATCATCCGTGTAACACCCCCAATCATAGAATTGTTTTATATCGGCAAGAGTGGGATACTTCATGATGCCCCGCCCCCTTTTAACGCTTCAACATCGGCCTGTAGGCGTGCAATTTGCAATGAGAGTAAAGCATTTTGTTTTTTCAATAGATCAGTTATGCCCGGTTCAGGCTCCGGAGGCTGCAAGCTTTCAATATATTCTTTGGTGGCCGATTCAAACCATTCCCCTTTCGCAGGATCAAATTTGGCTAGGTATAGGCCGTCAGGCGGTTTTACTTCGCAATAAAATTCCGGTAGCTCAGCGTCGTCTTCGACTTGAATTTCTTCTCCCGGCATGTAATTGAATTTCTCATCATATTTGTAAAGCCATTTCACTGTCATCCCTCCTAAGCCGCCTTAAATTTAAAACCGAAAGTAATAAATTCGTTTGGGTTTACCGTATTTGAACAACTCTGAATGTAAACAGTTCCATCAGTTGCAATTTGCGTCCTGTGATACTGAGGCGTTGAACCCGTACCAAGACTCGAAGCTACACCAATGAAATGAGTGGCCTGTAGTGGTCTATATCCGATTGGCAATGTGAAGGCCGGTACATCGAAACCGATGGTCCCTGCAGTTATGGAGCCTATTATCTCCACTTCTCCCAGTGCATTTTTACTGAATTGTACCTTCTGTGTTCCGTACTGCTTCCATCCGTTCAAAAGCGTAGGAGATTGCCAGGTAACTACCGTGTCGGCATCTGTAATAAATCTTTGCCATCCTTTAAATGACCCGTCAGTGTGGATTGTTCCGAACCACCTTCTAGGATTTGCTGTAGCCGTTACAATGATCGTTTTACGTGTGTTATTAGTTGAAACATCGTAATGAAACCATTCGACCGCATTTGGATCTGGCGAGTTTATAATTTTGTTACTGACACCATAATAAAGCCCGGATGGTAAGGTTAATAAGTCAGTGTCATCAGGGATAAGAATTCGTTCACCATTATCTTGTGTCAATTTATACAGTTGCCCCTTATTCCACTTAGTCCGCTCATCAGCGGTAATATGGCGTACATTATCCGCAGTATGTTTATCAAAATCGGCTTTAGACGCTTGCTTGACGTTATCAACATTTGAGAGGCCGACCTGAGCTTTCGTTACCTTGTGCGGATTGTCCTTTTTAGATGCGTGCTTATCCATGTAAGCTTTCGCATTGGTTTCCGCTGTATCAGCTCTTGCTTGTGCTCCCTCTTTGGTTTCGATATTATCAAGCATTTCAAATTTCGCCTGCAAGTCATCAATCATTTTTTCCGCTTCAGCTTTGAACGTTTCAAAATCTTCAAAGTAGTATTCGGCAACGGGCACGATATCCGCATCAATGAGAGCTTTATCAATCTCAAAAGAAAATTTATGGACACTCATTTTCTGACCGTTATCATATTTGACATAAAGCTCCGCGTGAACGGTGCCGGCATGTTTGATTTGTTCCGGCGTTAAGACATAAAAAATAACGCCCTTTAGCGCGTCTTCGACTTCTGTATTAACATAGACCTGGCTGCCGTCAGTAAATTTCATGAATAGCTTGGCATGGGTTGCCTTACTAATCGGCAAAGGTACACCGTCCTTTGTCAGGTTAAACGACAATTTTGCGGTCCCGATATCTTGTGTACTGAACTGAATATTTGCTGATACACTTCGCTTCACTTGAGCATTGACATCAAAGTGCACAGCCGTATTTTTATAAATCATTGGTTCACCTCCTATTTCAATTAGCTGCTGCTTTTTGTATTGATTTTTCTAATATAGTCATCTTTTGTTGTCCCATAATACCCGTTAAAATTGGTATCTCCTTGAACGATAACGCGGCCGGTTCCTTTTGTGTTGGTGACATTCACCTCTGTTGCAGCGTCCTTTACTAAAATCGCAAATGCCTTCTCGATGCCTCGTACCCGGCTATTTTCAATCCGTCCGTCGTATCCATTTTCCACATAAATGCCGCCGCGCCCTCTCTTACTGCTTTGCTCTTTATTGGTATTCATCACATTATTATCTCTCACATCAAAGTGATCGCAGTTTTGAATAAAAATACCGTTGCGGCCAGTAGTGTTAATTTCGTTTCGATCAATAGATAGGTGATATGATTTCGGCACGGTAGAAGTTTTATCTCTGCTTTTTTCGACGTAGATTGCTTCTGTATCAACGCAGGACACATAATTTCGATCAATAAAGGTGTTGAAACAGCCTTCTATCCACATCCCTCTTCTTCCCCCAAAGATTCGGTTATCAGCGATGAAAGCATTTCTTGCAAAGACTAATTTGATAGCTTGTTCATCGTCATATTCTCCGATCTCTTTTGCCTTCAGCTTGAAATAGTTATCAAAAATACGAATGCCATCACTCCAAGCGATTTCGTTATTATATATTTGCCCAAACGATAAAATTCCGTATGATTTGTAATCATAAAAGTCATTTCCCTGAATTAAGACGTTTTGTGCATTTTGAGGGCGATTCATTTGAACTCCTGCAGCATTTTTAGAACTTTCAATTCCTCCAGCTGCTTGGGAAATTCGAATACATTCATTATTGCGCTTAAACCTATTGTTTAAAATCTTAACTTCGCCCCATTTAAACGTTCTTACTCCTGCAAAACCACAGTCCTCAATCGTATTGTCAAAGATTGTGATGTTTTTTTGGAAAATATCATAAACAGAATAGTGATTTCCTATCGCAGAACCCCAGCCGCCCAACAGCTCAGATTTACCAAAATGATTATGGGCGATATAAACGTTTTTATTAGGGGTAGCGTCAAACGCTCCGAATTGATTGACGCCCATTTTAACAAATTCCCCAAGCTGTATGGCTTCTGAGAAAGGCCGTTTTCCGCTCAGATCAATGAATCCGAAAAAATTACTGTTTTTTATCTGGAGATTATTGCAACCATTGGCATCAATGGCATGGGCGGTAATCGTGTCTTTAAATGTTACGCGATCAATCAAAATATTATTTGCATGACCTAAAATGATTGAGTCCATCGCAGTAGACGGGTATTTGTCTATGTTGGCATAGTTACCGTCTAAAATACCGCCTTCAATAATGATGTTGCTTCTTCCGGAATAACCGCTGAAGATATCATCCGGCCTTCCATTGATAAAGAATCCGCCAGCCCATCCTCTAAGAAGCACACAATCCGCGGCCATAGTGACACGAGTATTTTCATACACAATCATTCTTTTTTCGATTAAATAAATACCGCCTGGTATAACAAGCTGCCCGCCGCCTTCTCGACGAATTTCATCTAAAGCCTTTTGTATAGCCCAAGCAGAAGGCTTTTTTCCTGTAGGGTCCGCACCATAGTTAAGCGCATTTTTAAAGTTAAATCTTGTTTCAATATACTGCCCGTCTGCAGCCAGACGGTCCCATAAAGTCGGGTAAATTGTCCCCTTACGATCAACACGCGCGTCAACAACTTCTTTTATGTTCGTTCCGTCGGCATTGAGCACCAAGTTTCTAAACCGTGCTTTGCCTGTTTCAATCTCTTGCGAAACTGTCAATCCACTATGATGTGAGATTTGTTCTGACGTATGGGCTTTTTTTGCATTTTTATGGTCGTTTAAATTGCTTGCATTTTGATTTAGTGCATTTTCCGTTAATGTTGCGTTTTGGTCAAGAATCGAAAAAAGGTTCGAATTTGGTGTAACTTCATGGCTTTTCGTGAGCTTGTACAAGGCGTATCACCTTCCTATAAATCCTATAATCATGACCGTCACTTTCGAATCGGCCGGAACGCTTAAAGGCTCTATTTCTTTACCATTTTGGAAGAAAGTGAGGATATATTGATCATGATTTATTTCATGCTGTTCTATTGCCGCAAAAATTCCGTTTTGCTTCATGATGGATGAGGTTTCCGCGGACGCATATTTCATCGTAATTTCGTCATCAGTTTCAAGGAGCAGCCTATTGCCTTCGGTCGAAACAGAAGCATCTGACGTAGTCGCTTGCCACGCTCCATTTGTGAATCTCAAAGTATATGAAAATGTATTCGGTATGCTATCTAAAGAGTTTTTTGTCTCTCCAATCACAAGCTGCAGGTCTTTTTTGGCGGCCAAAATTTCAGATTCAACAAATTTCTTTTGGTCGTTAATGTAACGCTGCTGATCTTTTATTCTCTTTTTCTGCTCAACCTGCAGATCGACAGGGTCCTTTTCTCCGCCATCGATCGTCAGGTCTGGAGCTTCCGTAGAATCTAAGGGATTATAAGTGACTTTTGTCACGCGAATGTCATCCTCGAATGTAATGCCATTCAATTCGGTGTCCGCCAATACGTGAATAGTATCCCCTTTGGTAACTTTGTCCTCTACTCCTTTCAAGGCTGCATTTAACAATTCTTCATAGTCCACCTCAAAGGTCACTGTTGGATAAGGGTTTACCTTTTCTTTTAAAACTTTCATCATATCGGCTTCCGTGGTGATTGATTCGTCTGTGACCGTTGTGGCCCAGGAAGGCTGCCCTTCAATCAGAAAATTCTTTTCTTCGGGATGAATATAAGTGACAGGCGGAAAAACATACTGCTCATCCTCACTTTTAAAGGATCGATAAATGTCGATCATTTTCCCGCGCAACAAATACATTATAGGATTAGCGCCCTTTGAACCCTTTGTATTGGGGTTCTTGCTGTCCTTACCCTTAAATGTCGCCACCACTTTATGCTTTTTGCTATCTAATCCACGAATGACATCAAATGATTTCTCGGACGGTTCGGAATCCTGATAGGTCGTAATGATTTTGGTTTGATCATCAATTTTAAATTCCCATTTTCCGCCCAACTTGGAGACAAGCGTTTTAAATTTAAATCCTGTTCCCGTAAATGAAAAAGAAAAAGTGGACCCTATTTTTTTAGTGAAATCCGCATTTAATGAGCTGTCATAAGACCATTCCCCTGTCTTGGATTCATAGGTAATTGATTGATCACTCAGGATATCCTTTTCCTCTCTTTTCTTCCCGTATCCCTTGATCCTTGTCGTCGTATTGTCTTCCGACATGTTGATGTGCAAAGAGGTTAAATTGACGGAAGAATCCAGGGTTTTGACGATCTTTTTCCCCATTTTTTTATAGACGTAAATCATCGTATTATCGACATCGATTTCAACGCCATAACTTGAAATAATATCGTCCATCAGCTCAATAGAATACTTATTTCCGAAGCTCTCAAGCTTTTTAGGAGATATTTTTTTGGCGTCGTCCATGATTTTGTAAGAAAAGCCGCTGCCCTTCAATGCGTGGGACAAAGCTTCGTCAAGCGATTTTGTTCCTTGGATCGTATCAGGTATAAGCCATTTACCCAACCGAAAAACATAGATATGAGTTGCTGTAATATCCTTGGTGACCTGGCCGCCTTCTTGTTTGAGATTTGGCGCATTAATAAAATACCGCTGGCTTTTATGGACTGCTTCATCTATCACAATAAAATTACGGCCGACCAAAGCGTTAAAAGGAATCCGATTGTCTTTGTTTAACTCAATTGAAAAGCTCAGGTCTTTCTTGCCGTCAATCCCATCATTGACCTTCGGCTCTACGTACATCATTTCGTATTTTTGATTCGTCATTTTATCCAGGACATACATTTGGTTCAATAGGAGCCACCCCCTTTCTACTTGTAATAAAAGTGAGTAATAAATTTGATGTTGCTGCTTGTTGCACCGCTTATTCTGAATTTGTTTTTGCCTGGTTTAAGTGTTGGGAAACGCCCCTTTGTATTGATGACTTTCGATCCGTTTATGATATATGGCATTAAAAGAGTCAATTGATTTTTTTTAGACTGTTGCCCAAGCAGGGTGACGCTTTCCCCGGTCGTTTCGTTTAAGATTGAAACGTCTTTACCTTCGATATACATTTCCACTTGATAATTATGATCAACGGGGGACAGGGTAATATCTCCGAGGTTATACACCTCAAAGCTTTTTTTGTCTACAAATGAATAGGAAGGATTATCGACCATGCCTATATTCATGCCAAAATGAAATTTATTATCTATCAGATTAAAAGAAGCCTGGCTGTTATAGACTGACTCCGCCACTCCTTGAATGGCTGTCAAAGATATCTCAACTTCTTGCCATGTTTTCCCGTTCTCTTGAAAAACGGAGAATACATCATCACATGTTACGAGCCATCTTTTCAAAGGCTGCCATGTGTATATCACATAATACGGGTCTTCTTGTACAAAAAGCTTATATAAGGCATCCCTTTTTAAATGGAATTGCTGCGAATTGCTCGCCTCCACAGTGATCTTAAGTGTGATTTTTCTTTCCGTATAGCGCCCCATATTGTTTTTAAGAGGTATAGGAATTCCGTTTCTTAAGGGGTGAGACGTCGGCAGCTTCCTTTCAAATTTGGGTGATTCCGGAATAAAAGAAGAAAGCGAGACACCTTTAATGTGCTCGCTTAACCGTTTATCAAATATGATCAGATCATAGCCCCTCATTCATTCACCCCCGCCAGAACGATTTTTTGATTGTATTTCTTCATGTATGCCTTGTTTTGCTGCTTGGTTAGCTTATCCACGGGAACTACTAGCTCTTTTTCCACAAACTGAGCCATCAAGCTGATCATTGTATCAAGCTTATCCGTGAGTATCGCGTTTTGTTTTTTCAACTCCGCGATTTCCGCACTGTTGTCATGTTGTATGATGTTTTGCTGCGGACCCGGATTGTACCCGACCATTGAACTGGCCTGACTTAGCACTTTGTGTGCCTGGCTACGTCTGAACCGCCGCAAAGGCAGAAGCATTTCCCCTCTATGGACCTCGGCCATATGATCCCGGGTAATCAAGCCTCCTTGGTCATAGCCAATGTAACGGCCGCCGCGCGCCATTGATTTTAACCCGGGATGGTTCATAATGCCGCCATATCTTTTATTTAGGTAGTTGATCGCCGCTAAGACTTGATGGACTGGGTTTTTGATATTTCCGTACCCTTTTTCTTTGTAGGCGTTGAATGTGCTAGGAATAAACTGCATGAGTCCTTGCGACGGATGACCGGCCTTCGCGTTAGAATCCCAAGTATTGACTACGTTTGGGTTACCTCCGGATTCCTTCATAGCGATAGTTTCTAACGCTTTCGCGTATGTTGAACCCATCCCTTTAATAGCCAAAGCCTGGGCAACCCATTTCTTGACGGCCTTCGATCCGCCTTCTCCTTTAAAAGAGGAAGTGAAATCGGCCATCATATTTTTTAGAAACGATACGGCTTTATCCTTTACGAAAGTGAACCCGCTGCTGGCGATTTTACCGAAACCTCCAGCCATTTTAGGGGCACTCACGCCGAGCTTGTCTAATATGGTATTTAGTAGCTTTCCAGGATTAGTAGTATAATCAAATACGTCAATAGCCAGCCCTTTAATTTTGTCCCCTAATTGTGTGAACCAGTTCCCGCCGGTTCCATCTTTATAGAACGGGACTTTACCGCCAAACATTTTTTCAGCATCATCCCCGCCTATTACTTGGGTGCCGCGCGGCAGGTTCATGAGGGTGGGAACATTTGGGCTAATCCCTATTTGTCCATCAGGTGTTATAAAGGGCTCGTGTTTATAACCATCGCCCAAGACAGCTAAACCACCGGGGTGACCGCTCGTACCTTTTTCATAATGCGGAACTTCCCATTCTGGAATCTGGTTCTTTTTGTCGACGCCGATTTTCCCAAGAACCCAGTTAACGCCGCCAATGACTCCGTTTACGACTCCGCCGAGCCCATCAAACATTTTATTAGCTAGATGCTTTATCCCTCCCATGGCTTTGCCTGCCATGTTCTTGATGCCGTCACCCATTCTTTTTGGCAATGCCTTGGCCCCGTCTACGATTTCCCAAAATTTCTTGATGATCCCGTCTTTCATTTGTCCGACAAGTTGAAACCCCTTATCTTTTAAGGACCCGAACAATTTTACGGCATTCGCTACACCATCTTTAAACGTATTTTTGATCCAGCCCCACATCTTCGGGAAAATACCTTTCAAGCCAACACCTAAAGCCTTTGCCCCACCTAAGATTTTCCCGATAAATGATAAGTTTATGAGGTTCCAGACAAATTTTACGGCACCGGAAAATATTTGTTTAATACCTTCCCACATTTTTCCGAAGTTACCTGTCAAAAGGCCAGAAAAAAAGACGATAACCCCTTGGATGACAGAAAGAGCACCGCTGACTATGCCGGAAATATTACTCCAAACAGATTGGACAATGCCGACCACAAGAGGCAAGATAAATTGAACCACTGACCAGACATTTTGCAGGGCTTGAGATATGACTGCACCGTTTTGCTGCCAGAAAACCTTCCACTGGATAGCCAGTTGATTAATAAAGGACAGTATTCCGGTTATTGCTTGCTGAATGATTGGACCGAGTGTTACAAAAATGCTTTTTGCAATGTTTCCGAGAGTTGAAAAAACCGGAGTCATTGCAGCAAAACCAGCTTTTACACTTGTGATTATGGGCTGTACTTGCTGCTTAAAACCGGCAAAGGCTATTTTTATATTGTTAATGCCCGTAACAATAAATTGAACCGTGGAAGGAGGTAGAAAATCTTTAAGAGTGTTCGCGCCCTTCGCTGTATCACCGTTAAAGATATCTGTAATTCCCGAAAAAATAGTCTTTAAATTGCCGCCGGTGTTGGCAATATTCTTCATTGCAGGTTCAAGGCTCTTCATCTTATTTTCTAAGCCGGACATAACGGGTTCTAAAATGTCCAGGATTCCGTTACCTATTGGCTGCAGGGCTGAAAGAGCCGAGCGCCCTAACTTTTTAAGACGGTCACCAAAGTTATCCTGTAAAGATTGGCCGGCTTTTTTCGTCGCCCCGTCAATATCGCCAATTTTTCCATTGATGCCACCAAGGGCATACATCGCATCAGCCTCAAGGTCTTCCCATTTCGTACCGTATAAGGCAACCCCGATGTTATTGGCCGCCACTTGGTCTTTCATGCCTTTCAATTCGCCAAGAACCGCGTTAGAAACGTCCTTTACTGTGCCCTTACCTTTAAGGAAATTTTGCCATACCTTTTGGGTGCTGCCAGACATTTGGGCCATTGCTTCGCTTGTCGATTTCGATCCGTCTTTGACTCTGATCTGAAATTCTTTCATGACATCGTTAATGTAATCAAGATTGTAAACCCCAGCGTCCGTGCCTTTCTTTAAAAGCTGAAAATACTCCTCAGCAGAAAAGCCCATTTTAGCGAATAAAGGGCCATACTCTGAAAGGTTGTCGAACAATTCATTTGAGAAGTTCAGACCGTTTTGTGCCCCATAGGTCATTAGATCAAATGCCTTTTTGCTCTCAACGCCGAAGCCTTTCATAATATTGTTGCTAGCCCGGGTTACCTCGTTTACATCCGCGTCAAAGGTTTCTGAAAGTATGATCGCGCCTTTGGTGACATCTTTCAGGTCCTTATCGCTCAAGCCCCTGATATTTTGCCTCACCTGTTTAATGGCATCCTTAACAACATCCATGTTGTCGCCAAAGCCATCTTTCCATACACTTGTCGCCGATTGCGTCAATGAGTTGGCCTCGTCTTTGGTTAGGCCCAACTGAGCGCGGAATTCACCTTGTGATTTCTGAGCATCCAGTGACATTTTGGCCCCTAATGCTCCGATCGCTGCCGTTAAACCGGCAACTCCTGCAACACCGGCAGACAAAGCGCTGACCAATCCCACTTTGATAAAAGATGAGAACTTAGACACTTTTTCGCTTGCGTTGACGCTGGCAGCTCCGATTTCACGCTGGCTCTCTGCCATATTGTCAGAACTTTGGCCGGCTTCTTGTTGCGCTCGTTCGAGCTGTTGGTATTGCATTTGAGCCCGCCGCAAAGACCCTTCAAGGGAATGATAGGACTGGATTTGTGTGTTCAGCCGCTGCGCGTATTTTTGGGCCTGTTGTGATCCTTCGCCGTAAAGCTCGACCTGTTTTTCGTAAGATTTCCGGTATTCTTCAACGATCTTTTCCTGAATGGAGAGCTCATTTGATAAGCCCTCGACCTTCTTCTTACTGGCTGTAAGCTCGTCGCCCATGGATTTAAATTCTTGGACAGTTGCCTTTGTTGCTGTTCTCGCTGTTTTCAGATTGTTCCGGAGCCCGGTAATTCCTCTATTAACACCGGCATCATCTAGGGTTGTGTTAATGACCAAATTCCCTATCGGTCTACCTTCTGTCGCCAAATGGTTATCCTCCTTTCTTCAAATTTTTGCACGCCAAAAAGAGCGTCTTGAATCGACACTCTTTATAAAGTCACACCAAATATCCGGTAAGCTGGCACAAGTTTGTTTTCTTCTTCGTATTTGAAATCGGCAAGTTCAAAGAATCGGTGGATATCCATTTCATCAATTTCATGAAGTTTATAACCGTTTTCCATCAGATCAGTATATAGCTTTTTCATTTGATTCAGGTAATCCCGATAGGTTAGATTCTCGCCTTTTATTTCTGAGCGTCCAACGCCTTCTTTTTTAACTTTCCCTTTTTTTCATCTTTCGCCATAACCTGTTTGAAAATATTTTGCATCCAGTCAGCTAAATCATCAGACAAGACACCATCTAAAATGTCATCAAAAGTGAATTGATTGTTAAATAAATCAACCACGTAATGCAACATTTCTTCCATTTGTTCAAATTCAGACATTCCGGATTCTTCTGCCGTTGCATGTATTTCCAATGCTCTGTATACGTGTCTAGAAGTTACAAACGGCTTAATATAAGTCTTTTCCGGCACTTCAATGATATTTCCATCTTTATCAACTTTCGCTTGTGTGTAGTCTCTTAAAATAGCTTTAATCATCCTGTTCCCCATCCTTCTTTAAAAATATGAAAAGACAGCCTCGACGGGCTGCCTGTTATTTTCCTAGATCAACGCTTTCCTGTGGTGTTTCCGAGCTGTCCGGGTCTATGCCATAGGCTCTTTTGTAAAACTTCTCAAGGGAAAAACCTTCGTTTTGATCATATCCAACTAAGAACACCAACCCGTCTTTTTTACGAGGCAAAAACTGGCCTTCGATTGAATCTGTTTGAAAATCTACTTTGTCTTCTTTAGTCTTCCCTTCGGCAGAAGGAATGCCAAATTTCCCTTTTAACAAAGCATAATACACATAGCCCTTTTCATGATGTTTCTGGCGCCATGTGATACAGACGTATGGCGGTTCCATGTCTTTATGATACAATTCAATACCATCCTCAACCGTAACACCGAGGAGTTTTCTTTTCACTTCCGTGGTTAGATCAGCTAAATTTAATTCTAATTTTGTTTCACCTACACCAGAGCTTTTCACAGCATAAAGACCGTCATCAGCGTATAGTGATGCAAGTTCGGAAGCAACGTCCAACTTTGCTTCAATTGCTCCCGGCATACTCTGTACAGATGGAGCTTTTTCATTTTCGTCAAGTTCTCCAAATCGAATACCGTCTAATCCTGTACGGGCCATTCATATCATCCCTTCAAATTTATATTTTCTGAATATCGATTAATTTTGTTGCCCTGTATCTCCGGGCGTACCGGTAAAGCGCGATGTCAGGGTCACGATCAAAAGCAGAAGCATATTGCTGATAATCGTTGTTCGCCATGATCTGATCAATAATAGGCTGAATCTGCTGTGCTTCCTTGATCGTTTTCGTCCATAAATCTATTTGAATATCAACCTCAAAAGTGAGGGCTGTATTGTCTGCATAATCTTTTCTGTGGCTCTCAAGCTCATTTATCCGGATCATTGGGGCCTTTTTAACGTCTTGATCCTCTTCTGGTACATAAACCAGGAAAATGCGCGCGCTGTCCACAAAAGATGAAAGAGTTTCGTTTTCGCTAAGAAGCTTTTCAACTTCCTGAATTGGCAGCATCATAGTCCCAACTCCCTTGCGTAAACCTCTTGGACTTTTCGCAAGACGATATCCGCATATTCATTTTCTGTTCTCTCAATGAAATGCTGCGGACGCTGTTTGATCGTCCCGAAGTTAGAAAAATGAAGCCGGGAAGCCGTTTCTTTTCCATAGCCCACACTGGCGTAAATCTCTCCGTCTTCCCTGGGCTTCGAGTAGACCACATTGTCTTTCATGTGCGTTTTGTGGCCGTCGTTTCGTCCGATAGGCGTATTTCGTTCTAGACCTTCCGCGAAAATGGCCGCGCCTGCCTGAACGGCAGCTTTCGCAGCCCTCACCCTTTTCCTCGAAAGCTTGTCTAGCTCTTTTTCGATGTTTCTTGTTCCGTCGTCCTGGCGTGCCATTAGCTCACCTTCTCCGCTAAAACATTCATTAGGTCTTTTTTCTGAGAGTTTGGGAGGATGTCTTTTATTTCGAACAGTTCATCATCGTGAAGAACATACATGTTATTTGTTACTTTCTTGATCTGCTGATAACGAATAATGAAAGTGATACTGTTTTCCAAAAAGGTGCCAGCCGTTGAAAGCTTTTCTCTTAACTTTTGTTCTCTCACCTCGGCCCAGCAAGAAAATAAGGGCTCAACCAGCTCAATATTTTCCCCGGATTCCGGGTCCTTCCCGTTCTTCCTCGTAACAAATGAAATGCGTGTATTGAGCCGGCTAAACTCCATACTTGTATGCCCCTCTGAACTGCTGTATAAAATTTGTTACGCCGAAAGGGATTTCTTCCAGGGCTTTGTCTACGGAAGAAACGCGCTGCTCATACCATGCCCCCACCAAGAACATGACCGCCATATCAAATTTCGGATTATCTTTGAAAAAATCTTCTCGATCTGGTGAAAGCGTGACCGCATCCTTGATGTAATTTTCTGCAGCATCTTTTAACTGCTGAATTAAACGATCGTCAAATTCGTGATCGATACGCATAGCAAGCTTTAAATCGTCAAGCGTCATCTCGTCACTCCTTCCCAAACAAAAAAGGGACGCTATGAGGCGCCCCGGTCATTTTTATTATTCGGTTGTTTTTGGTTTCAGCGCATCAATTTGAGCTTGGAGATTATCTAATACCGCTTTGACTTCGCTGTTTAAGTTAACCAGCATGATGCTGCCGGTTCCGACGTTGTTACTTCTGACAATGTTGTCACCAAGCATTTCATGAGTAATGCTTTTTTCTTCAACGACAGCCGGATCACCTTTGTCCCCTTTCGGACCTTGGGGTCCTGGCTCTCCCTGGGGACCTTGTGGACCGGTATCTCCTTTATCCCCCTTGTCACCTTTTGGACCTTGGGGTCCCTGTGGCCCAGGTTCCCCCTGCATCCCTTTGATGTACAAAGGATTTTCTTCGCTGTTGCCTTTCAAATAAACCGGCGTTACTGGTTTGCCCGTGCCATCGTCCTCTGCAGAAGTGAATACGCCGTTACTTTGGTTTAAAAATTGATCTGCCATTGTTCCTCATCCTTTTCTATTTTTTTATTTTCCAACGTCGACTGCTTTTTCTTCGGTTTCTGCTGCTGGCGGATTGATTGTGACAAAGTAACCAGCTTTTCCATCTGCCTTTTTAACATCAAAACGCACAGCAAGAGATAGGACTTGTCCATAAACTTCATTTTCGATCCATTTAGCTGTAGCATCCACACGATTTGCAAACAAAACAGCCCTTTTCAAGTCACCGATAAACATGACCGCGTCGCCTGACTTCGTCCCTAAAACTGTATCATCCACAACTTGGACCTGGCTGCCAAACAACATTTTGCCTGTTGGTGTTGAAATGTCCTGGCGTAAAATATATTGGCCGTTTTTGTCTTTTAAGGTGTCAAGAAATTGGAATGCCGAGGCTGTGGCTACGATATTACGGGCATAGGCTTGCTTTAAGTCCACATTAAAAATATGTTTAATCTCATCCGTTCCCGTAACTGTTTTCTTAGGGAAAGAGCGAAGAACCTCCGCAACTTTTGCGTTTTTAGTATTTCGTTTAACTTGCTGCAGATGATTGGCCACAAGTGCGGTTAAATCGATGCCGGAATCGTCAATCGCTTCTTGTGAAATAGGCAATTGACCGCGATATGTGTCAACTTTCCACTCCACTTTATTGAATTTTGGTTTCGCCAGCTCCGGGTTTTTCTCCAGTTCGGCGACAGATACCAGACCGGTATCCGCGTTTGCAAGCACCGGATAAGTACCGGACGCCGTCGTCACATTGACGTTATTGACGATCGCCGCTAAATCTACAACGTCTTCCGGCTCTTGCTGTGGTTTGGTGATCACATCGATTGGAATAACCGCCTCAGCCCCATCCGATTTTAGGCCGTCTCGTGTCTCACCTTTAGATCGAAGAAAGGCCTCAAAGGCTCTGACTTCTTCCTTCCCTTGTCCAGGTAAAATTGCGCGATATTCGCCGCCAGGTAGTGATCTTTTCTCGTCTCCTTCATTACCGCCAGCCGATGCAGGTTCTTCCTTCTTGAGCCCGGCCAATTCTTCATATTCCGCAAGCTTTGCTTTTAGGTTCTCAAGCTCCGCTTTCATTTTTGTCACTTCGTCTTTTAATGCTGTGGCTTCGTCCAGCTTGTCTTCTTCTGCTCTTTTCTGTGCATCCGAAATTTTTGTGTTAATCGCCGTTTCCTTTTGTGCTACGAGTGATCGCATTTCTTTAATTTTTTCATGTAACATATGACTGCTCCTTTTCAAAAAAATAAGCACTCATTGATTGAGTGCTTTTGAAATCCCATTTTTAATAAACCTGGTAGCAGCAAAAGGCTGCTTCTTGACAAATAAAAAAAGCACCCATTGTCTGAGTGCTTTTAAAGTCCTATTTTCAACAAATCCAACTGCAGCAGGATTTTTTCTCTTTCCGGATTTCGGTTCCTTTGTTCAAACTGCTTTAAATTACGCTTTGCGATAGACACGTCAGTGTCTTCATACGCCGGATAAGTGACAACTGAGACATCCGTCAATTTAGAAATGTTCCGCAAACTGCGCAACGGCAGGCCAGTTTCCTGATCTCGTGTAAAGCTGTCCCCTCCTTTTCCTAATAGGAAGCCGAAAGAACAATTCGAGATATTGCCTAGCCTGATATTTTCATATAGATCATTCGCGTATTGTGTATTTGGCAGCGTAATGTCAAAGCGTAATCCAACATCGTCAACATCGAGCTTCAACGTGCCGGCAGAAACCCGGCCAAGAATTTTAGAAGGATCATGATCGATCAGCGCCCTTACATCGCTCATATCTGTTTGATCCAAAGCCCGTTTGTCGATCATTTCAATGAATCCGCCTAAGTTATGGCTCCGGGTGCCAAATTTCAAAGCGTACCCGCTGATAACCTTTGGGCCGTCTTCTTCTGTATGAGCTTTTAACCCCCCGCCCTGCTGCGTTCTGATCTCTACATCCTTAGACATTCTCCTCACCTCCTTTACCTGCTGACGGGATCGGCAGAGTCTTTGCTTTTGCTTTCTGAATTTCGTCCATCAATTCGATATCAACATAGTTCAAACTCATAAAACGTTTATCACCGTTTGGAATAGGTGAGAAACCATATTCGGCCAGTGCATTGTTGAGAGAAAAAATGCCGTTTTGCAGAAGCGCGATGATATTTTCTCGTTTTGTTTTTGCATCCGTTTCCCTGAATCGCCTTGTATCGAACTGGAATTTCGTTGTCAAATTCAAAGGATACGGCAACATTTTAAAGTTCAACTCTGAGGCAATAGCCACAAAGTAATTGGATAAGGTATTCGTCAGATAGTCCAAGTTTGCTTGTTCAAGCGATGTGTTCACCTGCTCGATCCCCAATTTGTGAGGCGGCAAACCAAATACTTTCGCAATTTGTTTTGTTGAATGCGTGTAATTATTGACGATCTCAAGGATTTTCGTATTGATCTCAAGCTGTTTGAATTCCTCATTATCGCTGAGAACCACAACCCGCTGCTGATTTCTGGACCCTGAATTGGCTTTTTCGAATTCATTGCGAATGTTGTCCTTTGCCTCCGGGGAAAGGTGCCCCTTTTTGATATTTACAATACCGCTTAAATTCGTGCCCCTTCTGAAAAAGTCGGTAACAAGGCGCTTGCCCGCCTCCTGGCTTTCAACTTCATGCTTGAGACTGTATAATGGCCCGACCCCGGTTATACCATCAAGGCTAAAAAATTTAATATGCAAAACGTTTTCAGGCTTTAAAGTCCTTTCCTTGCCGCCGGATGGATAATACCGGTAGACTATTTCATTACGGTCTTTCAGCTGTTCAGCATAAACTTCACTGTTCAATAAATGGATCAGCTCCAAGGGGGTACCCTCGCTGTCCCTTCTGATTTCAGCATAGGATTGCCCGTTTAATAAGGCATTAGCAACGAGAATAAACTTGAAAAAGTATCCCGAATAGTATTCATTGGGCTTTTCATTCAGTAGCCTGAACAAGTCGGATTCCTTTTCCTCGACCCCGTTTTGTGTAACCATGATCGGAGATGCCGCAATATCTGATGCAAGGGTAAGAACGGCCGTGAAAACATCACTATTTTTAATTGCATTGACGGATGTGTAGTACAATCCATCAAGCCCTAATACTGCATCAATAAACTGCCTTTCTCCCCTGCTCATTTCTCCATCACTCTGCTTATTCATAGATCGAAAGAATGCCACTCAATTACCTCCCTTCCTCTTTAGGGTTTAATAAAATGGCAATGAGGACGAGGAATAATCCTGTCATCATTAACCCGGTAACTGAATGAATTAAATAGACTGCATAATTAATCACAAACAGCCCAGCCAAAAACAAAAGAGTATGTAAGTTTAATATGATAGACTGCCATACTCTCAAGAAAAACGTATTGATCTTTCCGATTTTCATTTCGTCTCGCCCTCCCTTGCTTAAAGTGTGAAATTGCCGCTTTCATAGTAGCTATTCCAGTCATAATCATCTTGATAATGGTACATTGCGCCTGTGTGAGCATTCATAAGAGCCGCCGCAGGGTCGATCTTTTCCCTGTTTAAATCCTTGTCAATTTGAATCGTGTCATTTACCTTTTTCAGCATGGCGTTGTTCATCGCTGTATCAAGTAATGGGTTATTATTGTGGATTATCTTTCTGTCTATCACATTTAAGCGAAAATCTTTCGTCGGCTCCGATAAAGTCCGCGGCCCCTGGCGAACCTCAATTAGTTTATCTTCATAGCCGTATTTCTCGATTTCGTTTAAAAATAAGGAAATGTTATAAGGGTCAAAGAAAATCCCCTTTACCTGCAGGTCGTTTTCCTTGATATGATTGATCATGTAATCAACAACCTGCTGTAGGTTAATGATTCCGGATTGTTTATCTGTAATTGTGCAGTAGCCTGCTTGTGAAAGGGCTCGATAATCAATTTTGTCACGCTGTATCTTATTATCAAGACCGCCCTTTGTTCCGACAAAAGAATGGCTGTCCACATAAAACGATTCTTTTTCATCCTCTAAGGGATAAATAAAGCTGAGGGCCGACAAGTCATCAGTTCGGGACAAGTCTATCCCGATATAGACGGGCTTTCCTGTAATGTCCGGCGCAGCATCGACGCCGCATTTCTTCCAATCACGTCCATTTAAAAAGCTTTCAGATGAAGCAGACTGCCATAAATTAAAGTTTTTTACTAGGGTGCCGTTAAGGTCATCCTTGTCCATTGCTTCTTTCAGCTTTTTGCGAAGATTTTTCATGATTTTTTTCTGCAGTGCCGGAACCTCAAGCAACGGATTGCTTTTTATCCAAGTGCTTTCGTCGTATATTTCTTCTTCGTCATCCTGTTCATAGACAACAGCAAAATAGTTTTCATTTTCTTTTCGACCGTTCAGAATATCATCGACATACGGATATTCTTGCGAATACATCGGGCCATTTAATTTAAAACCCGCTGTGCTGATAATTAAAATGAGGCCCTGGTCTTGCTGACCTTGAGAAGATTCCAAGACCTCCATCATTTTGGTATTGGAAGCTGTGTGATATTCGTCGAGAATACCGATTAAGACGTTTAAACTGTCCAAATTATCCGTATCACGTGAAAGAGGCATAATTACACAGTCGTCTTTTAAGTAACGAATTTCGCTTTGTACGATTTTTGTTACTTTCCTTATAGCTTTTGACTGGCTTCTGATCTTTTTCAACTGCATTGTGATCATTTTAAATACGGTTTTGGCCTGACCTCTTGAATTTGCTGTCGCATAAATTTGTCTGTCAAACTTAGGCGATTCCCCGTAAATCAATTCGTAAAGTGAAAGGCCCGCGACAAGTACGGATTTCCCGCCCTTTCTCGCCATACTTATATAAGCTTTGGTGAAACGCCGGAAGCCGGTTTCTTTATTCCGCCAGGCATAAAGCATGTATACAATGAATTTCTGAAATAAAGCCAATTTTGTAGGCTTTCCCGTCGATATGTCCGGCAGCATTTCAAGAAATTTGACGACCTTTTTAGCTTTCGCTGGCCTATACTCATACGGGTAAGACGGATCGGCCGATCTTTCCAGGTCTCGCAGATGACGCTGACAGGCTTTTTTCACTTTCTTGCAAGCCGTAATTTCACCGCTGGCGATCTTTTGAGCATAAAGCGTACCTGGATCAATTTGTTGTTTAGTCGTCATCATTCATCAGGGCGGCGAATGGGTCCACGTCATCATCTTCACTGTCGAGCCCCACAATTCGCAAACGCGAATCAAGAGAAAGACCAAGCTGCCCGGCAATCCCCCGGATTTCTTTCGACATGCTGTTCATAATGTCCACCGAAGGATTTTTCTTTTTGACCTTTTCGCCGCGACTGTTCACCTCATACATAACCTGGCCGTTTTTCAAAATGTCGGCCGTTGCTTGCCGATACTGTGCATAACTGTTGCAATAGATCGCCAGCAAAGTGGAATCCAATTCGGAGATTGGCATTTTAATAATGTGCGGGTAGATTCTCCGCCATTCATTCTTTGCCATCTTGGATAGCCAGTATGGGGGCTTTTCTTGTAAAGGCGAAAAATCTTTTAATTTTTCCTCTTGCTTTAAGCGTTCCTCTCGTTCCTCGTTGGTAATTTGTCCTTTTAATGTTTCAGTTAATTGTTTTCGTCTCGCCAATCAAAACCACCACCTTTCACCCAAAATAGGCACTATAAAAACCGACAATTTCGGCGGACGACAAAAAAGCCGATCAACTCATGAGACATAAGGGATCGGGCGCAAAAACTACAAGCCAAAAATGCAGCCCAAAAAGCAAAATTCAAATTTTCATTTCAACAATTTTTACGAAGATGAGGGGGCGCCGATGTCCTGGAAATAAAAAAGCCCACCCGGTTAAAAGATGGGGGGACTTTAAAGAGAATCAACTTTCTCTTTTGGTTTTTATTGTTATTTGAAGACAGCAACCAATCCAGAAAATAAACCATGTTGTCAAATACGGATGTTCATAAATCGTTTCCACTGTGGTTCTCCTTTCCGAAAGTAACCTGATTATGATGGTACTGACAAAGCACTTCAAGGTTTGATAGATCATTACGTGCTGCAGGATCATGCAAGACGTCTCTAAGCTCTTTATGCTTATGATGAACCACTAACCTATCAGACTTATTTAAACGCCCCTGTGCGGCGCATATGGCACAATGATAGTTACTTTCTCGTAGCTTTTGTTCTCGCAGAAGCTTCCACTCTCTTGAATGATAGTAAGAGTAAAGGTCATTGTTCTCCCTGTTGTATCTCACAGTCTTGTTGTAATGCTTGTCATCATAGCCCTGGTGTTTCTCACAATACTTCTGTGTCCAATCCACATACTCGCGGCAGCCTGGCGCGTTACATCTTTTTAACGGCATTGCAAATCATCTATTTCAACCACAGAGATATCAAAACTTTTATCGTAAACAAGGATGCCATTTGCCAACCCTTCTTCCAACGCGTTTTTAATATTGTCTCTTGCACTATCAGATAAATGATCTACTTGAGCTTGAACTAATAATATTTTCATCTTATTCCTCCCATTTTTCTAAAGCTTTTTCACCGACCGCCAGTTCCTTCGTCTCAACCGCTAGTGCCTTATCGGGATCGTTACCATGCTTGATACGAATATAGGTAGAACCAACCTTATCGGCTCCCCCTGTTCGCCACTCGAAATCTATTGCAATACGATTGGTAATCTTCTCACCTTTGTAGAAAACACGCGGTACCGAATCAATATCCTCAAGCTCAATCTGTAGCAAAGGTGACTTATTGAGTGGCTCTGCTTCCAGATTATTTAAATCGCCTTTTGGAATAGCGTCTCCACTGAGAAATACAGTTCCCCCGTTCAATTCAAAGCTCATAGGTCAATTCCTCCTAAATAAAAAACGCCCTCCCGATTGAGAAAGCGCTTGGATATATTCTTTCTAAACCGGGCCCACACTCAGAGGCTCTCATTGGCCGCTAATCGTTTTTTCTGAGATTCACTGGACCAGGTTTACAGAGAACATAAAACCAAGAGGTTTAAGACTGAACCCCCTGAAACGCTTGCTTTCATCCGGCTATCCGTGTGCACCCGAACGCCTTCCGTGGTCTGTAGCTACCCAAATAAAAAACGCCTTCCCTATTGGGAAAGCGCCTTTTTTAATTTTGACCTAATACCATATTAACCGATCTAAAACAAAACAGAGTGCCAACGTTGTGCCATAATTGTGCCAAAATCTATTTTTTGACTCTTTTTATCTCTTCTTCAAGTCTCTCAATGTCTTTATCAATATTTTTTAAATGATCATTTTGCATAGTCAGTAGATAATCAAAACCTTTAATTGCATTTTCAAAATTCCCGGTATCGACAATTTCACGAAAACTTGATCTTCTAATCTCAGTAGTACCAAGTAGTTGAGCAATAAGCTTTTCATTTTGAACATCATAGACTATTACTTCGTCTTTATTTTTAATATATCCAAGAATAGGCCCTTTGGGATTTACAAAATTAAAATCGGGGTGGGTAAAATTAAGAAGTTGTTGTATATACCACTTCATAATTCCTGAATGATCTTTAAGTTTGTCTTGCAATATATTAATTTGCTCTTGTCTCAATTCGTTTAATCTTTTTACTTTTTCATCGATTTCTTTTCTTGTTTGTTCTAAAACTTCAATTTGACCTCTTTCATTTTCCATAAGTGTCTGCACACCTTTCCTTTTTTCTTAATTATAACTCAACATCCCGATTTATCCACATTATCCACGAATTAACCATATCTTATATTGTGTCCAATTCACATAATCGCTGAACCCTTTGTCCTGCATAGTTTTAAGCCATTTTGTCAAAATGAGTTGGACACTTTCTCGTTATGGTTAGTTCGTTAAAATAGGCAGAAAAAGACTCATCCGTTTTGAAGACAGATGAGCTTATAAGCTGAATGAGTCCATCGTTTGGTCCATTGTGTCTTGAGTGATCCCTATATATCGAAGCGTAACGTCCGGGCTGGAATGGTTGAATATCTCTTGCAGCAGGGCCACGTCTTTGAATTTTTTATAGTGCCAATAACCGAATGTTTTCCTCATGGTGTGGGTGCCAATGCCATCAAGCCCGACGTATTCCGCCGCCTCTTTCAATATGTTGTATGCCGTGCTTCTGCTGATCGGTTTATTTAGTCCTTCGCGGCTCTTAAATAAAAATTCCTGGTCATCTCTATCTTTAATATAGTCGGCCAGGGCCTTTTTTAGGGCCTTATTTATTTTGATCCGTTTCTGCTTGCCGGTTTTCTTCTCGCGTAAATCGATGTACATTCGTTTGGCGTCGCGGACTCTTAAACGAAGTAAATCGGATATACGCAAGCCTGAGTTTATGCCGGTGACGAAAAGCAAATAGTTTCTTTCACTCCGTTCTCTCAGGAATTTTTTTATATAATAAATCTGGTCCATATCCCGGATAGGCTGCACAAAATTCATTAAGAAGCACTTCCTTTCACATACACTTCTTCTTTCAATGCAAAAGCCAGATTGTAAAAAGCGCGCGATTTTATCCGAAAGTAAGTGCGCGGGCTTAACCCGATTTCGTTGTAAACCTCATAATCAAAACGGTGATCTTGTGACATATATCTCATGATGATGATCTGTCGTTCATTGGCCGGCAATCGATTCACAGCCTTTTGAATTTTTAAAAGAAAGGCATGTCGTTCCTGTTCCATTTCAATTCTTTTGATGGCCGTATCCTCGGTAGATGAATGAAACGCGTTTGTATTTGACGGTGGAACGATGTTAAAACCCGCTGTTATCTTCGGCAGCAGATCATCTGGCACTTGCAGGAGAACCACCCTGTAATTATCCAATATGGCTTCAACCTTCTTTTTGGTTGCTTCTCTATCGATTTCGGGTAATTGAAATAACATTGATTAATTCCTCCTTTTATTTGCGCTTAAAAGCGCCGCCTTTGCCTCGTTTAAGAATCTGCTTGTTTTGCCCCATAATCTCTCTCCAAAAGCGCTCAGAGCGCTCCTGTGCTTTTTCAGGGCGTTTTCTTTTGGTGGGTTTCATGTCTATTGCTCCTTTCGCTAGACCGCAGCCGGTACAAATAAAAAACGGACACCAAACAAACAGCGTAAAAGCTGTAAGTTCAGTGTCCGCAGGTATTCCATCTAGGACATATTCAGTTATTTTTCTTCGCGACTGCTATAATCATGCCAAGCACCCATCAATCAATAAGCAATCATTTTTTCTTTCCTCAAATTCTTTTTTTATTTCCGATGCGCGATATCCAGGAAGAGTTTGACGAATAGAATTTCCGTAACGTCCAAGGGCATAATTTCGGCCGACCTCTTTTGTATTGTTCTTCAATGTCCCTTCGTCACCATAGGCAATATTATTTTCGTAAATTGCAATAGCAGCCTCTTCATCCTCCGCCGCAATCAACGCATAATAAGGTTCATGGATTTCAAAGTATTTCATGGTTTATTCCCCTTTCTTTATTTCCGTCCGCCGACGGTTTTCATCAAATTGTCTTGCAGCCAGAACATGAGGTATAATCTGCCGTTCTCCCCATACTTTCGATCAAAAATATCAATGGCTTGCTGCAAAACAGCCTTGTAATCCTGTTTCATAGCGTTTCCCCCTTCCTGGCGCCGACCAATCATATTTTTTCGGTTGCAAAATAAAACACACTATAAAAATCAACTTTAAAAGGCTTTTTGCAACTTTCGCATTTCATTTCAAACTCTCCGGCCTCATCGCCAACCTCTAAATAATCATGAATGTTTAATACTTTCCCTTTGCAGTGAGGGCATTCTATTACATCTGCTATATGATCGCTCATTTCGCTTCTCCTTCCCGGCTCCGGCCGTGTAATGATAAGAGGGCCGCAGCCCTCCTCTTTAGCTAAAAATCGATCAATAATCCTCGTCTTCACTTGGATAGTAGACACTAATATCATTTTCATCTAAAAGGACTTTGGCGCCGGTAGTATAAATCTTGAACAAAAGCTCGTCTACACCGTGCAAGCCGCCCATGATAACTTTATTGTCAAATTCCTTATCATCAATTCGACAGCTATTAAGTCGCCCCTCATTGTCGATCGAAAGTTTATACTGACATTCATATTTCTCTTTATATTCTTCTTTATCAAAGTAAACAAATGACAAAACTGAAGCTTTTTCAACATGTAATGAAATTTGTCTGTCATAGTATTCATCTGAATCCCACTCCATGGCTTTATCTTTCATTCTTTCGATAATTTCAGACAGTTTATATTCTGTCTTGGTATCTGAAAGCAGGTAGTCTAGTTGCTTTTTAATTTTTTCAGTCCCTTGCACATGAATAGCCTCGTCCATTTTTTCTTTGACTACATTCAGGATCATATGATTGTATGCCTCAAGTTTCAGCTCATCCAAATTAACCTTTAGTTCCTGCTGAATATGCTCTTTGAGATTTTTACCAAAGTTGCTCCAAGATGAAAAAATATCGTCAATGATGCTCTCCATTGTCTGCTTCATTTTCTTTTCGACTGTGGCTTGGACAAAGCCCTCTTCCTCAATGTTTTTCAAGCTTTCATTTACCATTTGATTTAAATTCATTGTTATTTCCTCCTAATTTTTTAATTAGCTTTCAATCTAGTAAATTTGGTCATATCATCATTTACACATAGTTCAGGGAGATTCGCTCTGACAAGATGCTCTGCAAACGGCGGAGGAACAGCATTCCCGCACCGCTCGACCTGTTTCGCTTTTGAATACTTCACCCCGTTTATGTCTCTATCAATCACGTAATCACTCGGGAATCCTTGGGCCGCAAACAATTCATGAGGCTGAAGCATTCGTATACCTATGTCTGCGATTTGATAGTTTTCACCTTTTATTGTGACTAATCCAAAACGATCCTTCGTTGTGACTGTATGAAGGGGATTGTCCAAAGATTGCCCGATATCCGATCCGTAATATTTTGTTAGGAAGGCCCTAACTTCACCTACATGTAGCCCGCCCGCCGTAATCGTTGGCATAGGATTTGTAACAGGCTGACCGTCTTTGCAAGTGCCGCGAAGTTTAATCAGGTGGCTTGTAGCAATGGCGAATTTATTTCCGCCCGCCGTGATAGTTCCAAGAGGCTTTTTTAAATCCAGCACCCGCCGGCCTTCAGGATCGCCGTAACCCATTTGAATAAGTGAATTACCGCGATCTCCCACCACGAAAGGCTTTTTGCTTTCTATGACAAATCGCTGAATACCGCGGGCGATTCGCCTCAACGTATTTTCTGATAATGGCTTTTTTCTATCAAATATGGATGGCGTTTCGAGTGACCAGTCCATAATCTCGGAGGCAGTCCGCCAAGGCCTGAGTTTTCCGGATTTCACCGCTGTGCTTTTTGGATCGCCGTGTGTCGGCTCAGGCCATATGATCGGCCGGTCATCCCGCCGCGCGATTAAGAACAGCCTTTTTCGTATTGTCGGGGCGCCGTAATCACACGCCTTCAATTCTCTCCATTCCACTTTGTATCCGTGTTTGTTTAACGCCCTGACAAAAGACCGGAACGTATATCCCTTTTTGTCTGGGTCCGGTCTCCCGTCCTTAGTAAGAGGCCCCCACGTCTGAAACTCTTCGACGTTTTCAAGAATGATTACCCGCGGGCTTACCGTGGCTGCCCACCTGACCGCTACCCATGCAAGCCCCCGTATGCTCTTCTCGACGGGTTTGCCGCCCTTGGCCTTTGAAAAATGCTTGCAGTCCGGGGAGAACCAGGCTAAACCAATCGGCCGACCTTTGGCTACTTCCCTTGGGTCAACTTCCCAAACAGACTCACAATAATGTTCAGTATCCGGGTGATTTACCTGATGCATGGCAATGGCCGCCGGATCATGGTTAATCGCAATATCCACGGATAGCCCAGTAGCCAGTTCAATTCCGGTACTGGCACCGCCGCCTCCCGCGAAGTTATCAACTATGATTTCTCTAAATAAACTAAGCTGCTTCACCGGTCATCCCCCTATCATCTGCGGAAGGATCACGATTGCCACGAACAGGCTGGCAACCCCAAGTGCAGGCAGCAGAAAAGATTGTTTCTGTACATAAGCAACGTTGCCCTTAATCGCCAGCCCTTCAGTGCGCTCAATGATCGATTTCACGTAATCCGGGTGAAGTTCGTACTTCTCGGCCAGCTCATCAATGGTCATCATGCTATTTCGCTGTGCCTTGATTGTATGAAGTAATGAAGACTGCAAAAGTGTCATCCCTTCTCACCCCCCGTCTGTTCCCAATGGATGACAACATCGTTTGAATAAATCCGTAAGAAATCCCCTGAATCAAAGCGGACCTCAAAACCGCCCTCGTTATGTGAATAAGCATTCCGATTATCTACAATATTTGTGACAGTCGCCATCTTTGTGAAGCCTGGCGGCTTATATTTTTGACCAAGCATATAAGTTTCAGAATTAAAGGTTATTGACTTTGCTTTAAACATTCCGTTCCTCCCCCGCAGGGGAAAGCCCCTGCAAATTAATTGAATTTGTGTGATGATTCAAGATTAATCCGTGAAAATTCACCTTTAAATGTTTCGATGATCGTTCTGCCGTGTTCCGGGGCCTGTGCTTCATAAGCCTTTCCATTTAGGCCATCTAAAACAATGACAGTGACCTTCCCGTCTTGAATTTTGCTTAATAAATCTTGTTTGTCTTTGATTTCTTTAGGACTGTTCACCAGCCGCACCCCCGTGTTAAAATAAAAATGTCGAGTTTTTATTTCCGGGGCTTTTAATAGCTCTGGTTTTTTTATGCGAAGATTTCATCCGTCTGCCTGAGCATGGCCAGGTTATAAAGCTTTTCAATTTCTTCATCACTTTTGCTTTTAAGCGACTCCTTCCCGTATCTTTCAATCAAATTGATCCATTCGATTTTTTCCATTCGCTCTTGTTCTGTCATAAAGATTTCACCTCTTTAAAAGATTTTTCAAAGCGGCATTTTTGTAACGCTTTGGACAATGTTCAAACCTGATAATCACTAAAAGCTGCTGTAAGGATGCTTTTTCAAACGATAATCTTGAACCGCCTTTTTTCTTGTTCAGATGCTTCCTCACCTAAAAGTCCCCCATTTCGTGGCTGAATCATTCCCTTGTTTCCCTGATCAATGACGAGGAATAATAATTCTTCTATTTCTCTTTTGAAGGATTTTGCTATTTTGATAATGGACTGACCCCGATCCCACAAATCTCTAAACCTATAAAGCTCCTGATCATACCAAATAAAATTATTTTCAAGGAACGGGATATAAACAGGGCTTTCACAGAATAGCTGTCTTACTCCGTTCTTTTTAGTAATCATCCTTTGGGGACCGACCCATATTCTCGGATTCGCGGCTATACCGTAAGGCCTATGAGGCAGAATCCTTCTTTTTGCAAGGTCCACAATCAGAATCAAAAGCTCGTCCGGTTTTCTTCTCAGAAGATCGGCAGCGTCATATAACGATTTGCCGTCATACCAGTAATCTATCAATTTACAAAGCTGGACATATGACCATTCATAATTCAAGTTATCCAGGGCAATTTCTAAACGATCAGCGCGGGCAGTCTTTTTCACGCCCAACACTCCCGCACAGTACCGGTATGACGGTGAACAACTACTAATCTTTGTTCATGCTGTAGATTCTTTGATATAAGCCAGTTCTCAGGGTTTAAACCGTTCTTTTTAATGATTTGCTTCTGCGCGCGTGTTGGTCGCTTTCCGTGTTTCATGCGTTATCCCTCCGTACATTTGACCAATAGTCCAGCAAGTTTTCGAGCTTTGTTTCTAGCTCCTTCAATCCTTGTTTGAGTTCCTCTGGTGTTTTATTGGTTTCAAGATGCCCCCACACGCCCGAGGTGATCGGTTTTAAGTTAGTATTCTTCACTTATTTTCATCTCCTAAAAGGTTAGTGCTGAAGCTTTCCGACCCTTTTTCTCTTTTTGTTTTTCTAAAAATTGAATCGTTTCAAGATGTGCTGTCAGACGGCTAACGGTCTTCTTATCATAGAGTTTGGTTAAAGCCACACCTGACAGATTGGTCGTGATGATCGTTACTTTTCCTTGACGGCCAGTAGAAACCCCATACCATACACGATGAATAAAATCATTTGCGGCTCTGTTTTCGTTGTCTGTGTCCCCTACTTCGGCGCCCAGGTCATCGATTACGAGATAATCAACTCTTGTCAGCAGCTCGATTGCAAAAGCCTCTGTCAACTTTTCGGAGTCATCTTTAAATGAGTTTTTAATTCGCCTCATAAGGGCATCACTATTAACAAAGAGGGATGACTTCGCGTACTCTTCGGAATTATTTTTGTTCAGTTCTTTGAGCGCAGCCATTGCAAGATGACTTTTTCCGGCGTTAGACTCTCCTGTCAAAAATATGTTCATCACAGCGCCCGCCTTGATTTGGCTGACAAACTCCATCATTTGGCGTTTATTCTGCTCGTCCTCTTGGTTGTAGCTGCGGAACGTTTCGAACGTTGCTTTTTTAAGAGTAGGGTCGGCAATAAGGGAGTAAGTCGATAAAATCTGCCGTTCTACCTGGCGGCGCCATATCTCAGCCTCACGCTCGATCTCCTGATTTCGCTGTTCTCTTTCACACATAGGACATTTTATTGAGCCGTCTCGCAGTTTCATCAGTTGAACCTGGTAAGGCTTCTCTTCTCCTCCAATGAGCCTTGTATGCTTGTTGCAATAGACAGGTTTTCCATTCTCATCAGTATGGAATGTCATCCTCCGTGATAACTCGGCCTTGACTCTTGCCGCCCGATCTTTGGTGAATGTTTCTGTCATGAGGTCTACCTCCTTTTGGCTTTTGGTTAAGATAATTTTCAAATTTAGTACCGAACAGCGTTTGAGGCCTTAGATACTTGTCCATATCAGTGCCGCGCCATTCTTCCCATTTGACTAAAATGACATGCTTAAAGTCGTCAAAGCGATTGCCTTCATTCCAGCGTGCCTTAATTAAAGACCTGGTTTTTGCTGTAGTATGTCTGTACTTTGTTCCAGCGACTTTGTTTAAAAGGTCAATGATCAGTTTGTAAGGAATTTCATCTTTTTCAGAAGATACGTCGTCGGGTTTACCCGACAATATATTATTTTCTTTATCTATATCTATATCTAATTCTTTATCTATTTCTGTACCGTCACGTGACGTCACGCTAACGTCACCTGCATTTTGTGGTGAAGAAAGCTGTAATTGTTTTTTTCTTTCCCTGTATCTTTTGTTTCGTTCAGCGTTGAGCTGTCTCACCCTATCCATGCCTTCGACATTTTGATGCTTTTCCCAGTTCGAAATACTAATGAAATTATGCTCATCTATCTCAATCATGCCGAACTGCTGAAATGTCTGTAATGCCATTCTTACGATCGGTAACGGACGATTGAAAATAGTCGCCAGCATTTCGTCCGTATACGGGATATTTTTGCTTAGGTAGATGTATCCTGACGCATTGGTTTTCCCAGCCTGGGCCAGCAGCTTGACCCATATGATTAAAATGGTGTCAGCCTCCGGCATCTGTTCGATTAGCTTGATTTTTTCGTCTTCAAACATTTGCGTACTTAGCTTGATCCACTTAACCTCAGCCATTTGACCTCAGTCCTTCCGACTTGGTCAAAGGCCAAACTGATTTTTTCCCGTTCACAATCACAGAGCCGAGAGTATTGTCTTTGTGTTCATTTTGGATGATGGTGCCGCCCTGTTGTCTTAGTTTGTCCAAAGCCTGATTGTGTGTTTTGATAGATTCACTGATGACAGCATGAACTTGGTTATGTAGCCATACATAGCTGACTATGAACATAATCATTCCTCCTTTTTTGGTATAATGTCCCTGTAGGATAGGGGGTGAAAACTATGGCAGTTTATTCAATTGCATATGATCTTAATAAAATTGGTCAAAGCTATGACAAACTTCATAAAGAAATTAAAAAGTTGGGACCATATTTCCATGCAATGGAATCATATTGGTTTGTTGACACAAATTATTCAGCTGACACAATCTATGCCCTATTAAAAAGTGCATTAGACAGCAATGATTTAGTGTTTATTACCAAAGTGACAAATAATTATTATGGATTACTCGATAAAGAGGCATGGGCTTGGTTAAAACCACGTCTCTAAAACTTATTTTCTGGAGACATCGCTGGAGACATTCTAGTAATCCAAAAATCATGTTCATATGGCTTGCCTTCCAAAGTAGCGATTCCTATTTTGAAATAAAGCCATTCAGGGAATTTGGGTGCTGAATTTGATTCAGCAACTTGTTTTCCTAAATTAATAATTTCCAATTCAAGTTCTTTTATTTTCTTTTCAACCTCTGTTGCCGCAGGGGTTGATTTATTTTGTTTGTTCATTTCATTTCTCCTCCCAGGGTGTGCAGTTTTATCGGCTTCCTTTCCCCGCCTTTGGGGAATCCCCGGCATTTATGCCGATTGACTTCCGTTAAAAATCGGTCTCCATCCTTCAATGAAGCTCATCGCTTCTTCAAAGTCTTTTTGCAGGATGTTCGGATAGGCGTTTACTCTGTACGCATCTTTTAGGTTTTTCCATAATGCTGCATAAACTCTTCTGGTCGTTTCATAGATTTTTTTGTCTACCATATCCTCGTTCCAAAGCTTATGCACACGTTTGTTCACTGCGTTCCTCATAGCTTGCTGCTGTGAATAATCAAGCGTTAATTTTTTATCCATATCATGCCGAAGTTGCTTTATGTCCTCTTTCATTCCGTCAACATCTTCGTTTAATTGAATCGTTAATTTCATGTTGGCAAGTATGCTTTCTTTTGCGTTCATTGCTTTTGGTTGCTGCCGATTCTGGATGTATTCTTTCATCCGCTTAAATTCTTGAATGAATTTAATTTTGGTTTGAACAGCTTCTTTCGTGTTGTAACCGAACACAACCAATGTGAATGCCTCTTCGGTTAGGTCATATTTTGGATATTGTTTACCACGCACTTCATAATTTGACGGCGCAAAATTGCGCTGTGAAAACTCTTCGCCTGCATAGTCCATTTGAATACGGATATCTCTCAAAACGTCTTTATGCTGTTTATCAAACGTTTCAGCGATTATCAAACTGTCTGTGACAGCAATATTTTCTTTATTAAAAACTAATTGATTTTCCATCTATATGACCTCCTAAAAATTTCAGTTTTCAGCTTCCATTCTTTTTATCCATTCTAAATATGCTTCTCGGCGAATCCGCCTGCTGTTACCACTTTTAAAACTTGGCAAATCGCCAGATGTACAACGTTGATAAACAGTATTTGGATGCCATCCCATAAACTCCGCAACTTGCTTAACAGTAAGTATTGGCGGCAATTGATCAATTATTTGCATAGTATTAAAATCTCCTTTCACCCTCATGTACCTTTAAACGGTAGTTAATTGCAAATTTTTTTCTTCTTCATCGTAAGACCCGTCATTCACAATGGGTAATTTGATTATGTCTTCAGGCAAGTCATAAACTTCTGCAGCTTTCTTAAGACGATAACCAGGGATAGCAGTAATACCTTTTTCATAATTCCGCAGAGTTTTTGGTGTTATGCCAATCTCTTTAGCAGCTTGTGCTTGGCTTAAGCCCGCATTGACCCTAGCTGCAGCTAAAGTTATTTTAATCAACACTTTCAACTCCTTTCATTATTCTATGCTCTCAATATACTACCTTTAAAAGTTACCGTCAATACCTTTTAACATTATTTTTACCGAAAATAAGTAGTTTTATTCTTTACATACTTACCGTTTTTAGGTACTATAATAAGGAAGAAATTAAGGAGGAAAATTAAAATGATCGATATTCAAAAACTAAAGGAAATCATGGCAAACAATTTAAAAAAACAATTAAAACGTAAGGGAATATCTCAAACTATGATGGCTCGAGATTTAAATATTCCAGAAATGACCGTATCTAACTGGGTTAAAGGAAAAACATATCCTAGGCCGGACAAAATTCAATTAATGGCTGATTATTTCGGGATTACTCGTACTCAATTGACAGAAGAATCCCCATCCAATCTCACTCCTATAGCACCACAAACAGTGCCAATTCCTGTACTAGGAACAATTGCTTGTGGTGAACCGATATTAGCCGAAGAAAATGTAACTGAATATGTGTATGAGTCTCCTGATCAACTACCAAGTGGTAATCTATTTTATCTAAAGGCAAAAGGGACAAGCATGGAACCAACGATCCCTGACGGATCATACGTATTAGTACGCGAACAACCGGAAGTAGAGAATGGGGAAATAGCTGCCGTACTTGTTAACGGCGACACCGAAGCTACCCTGAAAAGAATTAAGCGCCAAGGAGATATAGTAATTTTGATGCCGGATAATCCGAATTACAGCCCTTTTATTATCACCCCGGAAAACCCAGCTAGAATCATCGGACAAGCGATACAATTCACACAAAAGTTGTAAAGGATGATGAATAATGAAAGGATCATTTAGGCGTCGTGGCTGTAAGTGCAAAAAGAAACGTTGTACCTGTGGCGCAAAGTGGTACTATCGGTATGATATTGTTGATCCGACTACTGGTAAGCGTAAACAAAAAGAAGTTGGAGGGTTTAGAACAAAGGCAGAAGCCGAAGAGGAAGCTAAACGAATCCAATATGAGCTACTGCAAGGAACCTATATTGAAGAGAAAGAAATTACATTCGAAGAGTTCTCTAAAGAATGGCTGATCTGGTATGAAAACACAGGGAAAGTAAAGGTAAGTACAATAAGGGTTCGTAAGCATGAAATCAGTCGTTTGATGGACTATTTTCAGCATTTGAAGATGAAGGATATAACACGCAAGCAATATCAAGAGGCGCTCAATGACTTAAAAGCGAGGGGATATGCAGAAAATACAATCGACGGTGCTCACCGAACAGGGAGAATGATCTTTAAACGTGCGATTGAACTTGAAGTGATCAAAACCAATCCGACCGAATATACGATTGTCCCGAAAGTTCAAAAAACCGTTGAGGAATTAGAGCGAGAAAAAGAATTACCAAAATATTTAGAGAAAGAAGAACTTGCACATTTTCTCTCTATTATCCCGGATCATCAAATGGATATTCGTGACTATCCCATATTCTTAACGCTTGCCTATACAGGCATGAGAGCTGGAGAACTTTGTGCTTTAAAATGGAGCGACATCGACTTTGAAGAACAAACTATAAGCATTACAAAAACGTATTACAACCCACGAAATGTCATAAAAGAATACGAATTACTTACTCCAAAAACAAAAAAATCTAAACGTGTGATAGATGTTACAAAAAATGTCCTGATCGAGCTTGATCAACTTAGAAAAGTTCAAAAAGAAGTCCAAATGAAGTACCGTAAGACGTATCATAATGAAGGGTTTGTTTTTGCTCAATTGGATGAAGTAAATGCAGGGTTTCCGGCTTATGTGAAGTTAATTGAAATACGTATGAAAAGATTGCTTAAAATTGCCGATTTAAATCCATCACTAACCCCACATTCATTAAGACACACTCATACCTCTTTGCTGGCTGAAGCAGGGGTTAGTCTGGAACAAATTATGGATCGTTTGGGACACACTGATGATGATACAACCAAAAATATCTATTTGCATATCACTAAGCCAAAAAAGAAAGAAGCTTCCCACAAGTTCAGCGAACTCATGAGAAGCTTACTTTAA